TCCTTGTAGGAAAGGTCAACACTAATTTCATTTGCAATGAAATTACATAATATCGCCCATCCTTCTTTCATTGCAGCGTTAAACTGCTCAGGAGTAACCGTTCCGATATAATCCTTTCTTATCGAGGTTAAGAACTCCCTGTATATGTCAACTACCGTGTAATTTTTCATGGCCTAATCACTTCTTACTACCGCGTCCTCTACCCTGTGTTGATGTTTGTTCCGGTTCACTTAACGCACTAACGGTTTCATTGCGTTGTTCTTCTCTAACGTATGCCAAAGGGTTACGAACCACCTTCCTCATGCTGTTGAACAGGTCGGTATTAGCATCCTGTTTCAGAAAGTTCACCACCTCGGATATACCTACACCAAGATAGATATTTTCAAAGTAGAACGCATTGTTCCGCTTGGTGATTAAACCTTCCTTGCGCATGATGTTGATGAGCGTTTTTACATCAGCATCGGTATCGGTAAAGAAGTTTGCAACGGTGTTAGGCTCGTTTTCAAGCTTGTCATAAATCGTTGCTAGCATTGTTGGTAACGACATCTTATTTGCATCGTAACCCAAGTAGTAGGCCAACCTTTTTTGGTTCTCGATGGACAGGTTATGAACCTTGTTGATAAGGTCGTACTGTCTACTAATCTTAACAACCTTCTGGTTAGCTTCATACTCGGCATCGTATATGTAGCCAATAGTAGTCCCGGGAACAACCTCGTCTTGTGACGCTACAATAGTTGGTTCCTGAACCATCAATAGCATTAACGTAACATAATCCTTGTCATTCGATTTGTCGAATATCTGATTATGCTTTATGACAACCTGAGTGTCTACCGATGGAATATACCTCTTTACCAGTTCCTCGATATTCGGTTCGTAGCTTTTGCACTCCTTCGGGTAAAATGCAAACTCATTGATACCAGCATCGAAAATAGGAACAATATAAATGTTCCTATTTCGATACTTATTATTAATGCATACAAATTGAACCTTTCCTTCTCTGCTATAACGGTTATTTAATCCTAATTCCTGCATAGTGTGCTTTGTTAATGGTTATGAATTACTGCTAATACTTGTAAGGGATGTACAGCTCAGCAACACCGTATGGGTCATGGAGAGCGATACCAGTTTCGGAAAGAACGTGTACGCTCTTACCATCAACCGAGTTCGACATATCGCCACCTTCATTCATGCCGTTCACTTCTCCTCTGATAAACGAACGCTTACCAAGAGCAAGAAGTTCTACGTTGGGCTGATTGTACTTAGTGTTACCTAAGCTCAGGAATATCATACGTCCTGATTCAGGGTTACGACCGTTTACGGTTACGGATTGAGGACGACCGGGATTGTCAAAGAACTTGAACCATACAGGAACGAAGCGCACCTTGGCATACTGGTAATACTCAACGTCAAGGTTGATACCTTTAGCGGAGCCTTCACCCTCAACAATCTTATTTCCGGCACCGGAGTTAATCATGAGAGGGGTCATCAGGTCATGAAAATCCCAGAGGGCGTCCTGACCGCCGATAACAGCAACCTCGGTTACGCCGTCATTGTTGGCGTATAGCTGCATGTTCTTCATTACGTTGTGGAGAATGGTTTTCGATAAACCATTGTAAGGCATCCTGAACGAACCTTCGCCCTGTTCTAGCAAGCCGTCACCAATGATAATCTCACGGTTCTCCATGTCTTTCAGGTAGATGTTATCCTTCTCGTCAACGGTACCCTTACCGAAGATGAGTTGGTTTTCACGGGCAATTGCCCATCTTTCAAGCATTTCAAGGTCTTGCCAGTTGGTAACTAGCTTAACGCCATTATGCTCAACCCATACCTGATTGGGGGTCATCTCCTGTGCAGTACCGCTAATGGACCACTTCATACGCTGAATGGTCATGTGCGAATACGCCATATCACCAAAGGTGTACTTCTCGTAAGCGGTTTCACTCATCTCTTCGAAAGCGGTGAATAACCATCCAATCTCCTTTCCTTCTGCAAGCAATGAAGGTGGAATATAGGCACTCTTATCACGACTGATAAGTTTTACCGTAATGGCAAATACGCTAGGCGATACCTCTTCTGGTAGCTTGTTACTAGCGTAGTGAACCTGAGTACGATTGTCATCGAGCTCAAGAACATCTTTAGGGGAGAACCAGTTGGTATCAATGTAGATGGTTACAGGTGCACCGCCTTTTCCGGGCTGTTGGTCCTGATTGAACGCATCATTGTAGGTAGCACCGTCTGGTCCGGGAACGATACGTGCCTTACGTATCTTTTGGCCGGCGACCTTCCACATTACTTTACGGTTACCAACTACACGGTAATTCTTACTCTTAGGGTTAGCCTCGGAATAGAGGTTACCGCTTACTAAACCCTTTTGGGCAAGAAGGGAAGAAAACGATGTATGCTGATTAGCAAATAGGGTTGCCACGTAGGGCAAAATCTCAGGTGCCGAAATAGCATACTTCATAAGTTCGCGAGAGGTTAAAGTCTGGTTCGCGAGCTCTTTGGGATGTCCATTTACAAATCTCATGGTTTAAAATAAATTAATTTGAAGTAAACCTCAACCTTATTATTCTGGCATAGACAACTTCCTTATATCAACACCATCATCGCTTGAAGTAGATTGACTTCTCCGGCGATTCGAACCCTCAATCTTCTCAATTATTTTTTTTTTTGAAGCATTAATCTTTTCATTAACCTTGTTTGCGAGGGATTCTTCCTTTGCGTACAATATGTACGCTAGCTTGTAAAGCTGTTCATCGTCCATTGAGTAAATCATTTCTAGCAATGGTGCCATTCCCGTTTCCTTACTTGGCGTTATCAGCGTTGGGAATACTTCATCGAACTGCTTCCGCTCATCTTCCGAGAAGTTAACGCCATAAACACTATTTATCTCTTTCACCTTTTCTAGAATACGCTTAGCGTTTTCCTGTTGCTCGGCGATAATAGCGTTCAGACGTTTCTCATTTTCTGCCTGTAAGTATTTCTCATACTCCGATAGGGTTTCACCCTTCTTCGATGCGAAATGGTTTTCGGCAGCATTTAAGAGCTCTTTAAGCTCAATCTTGTTTTTACTACTCAAAAAGTCCTTGACATCCTGCTCGGTCAACCCTGACGGATTATTCTCTTCATCATATCTCCCACCGTATTTCTCGTAGAGATATTCCTGAAGTTTCTGTTCAGGGGTAAGCTGTTGAGTCTGTCCGGCAATTTTCGTAGCAAACTCCTTCTCGTCGAAGGCGGGGTCATTGGCATGTTCGATTACAAATCGTGCCAAGGGGGGAAGTTGCTCTATGTACTTTTTTCTTGCAGTTTCAGCTAGCATTAAGTAAACATCAGCGTCTTTTTCAGGTTTAAACTCTTCTTCGTTTATTCCAAATACGCTGAATAGCTCTTTTGGTATTTTAAGGTCTGAACCATTTTGACCACCATTACCATTGTCCATTTTACCATTACTTCCAGCACCACCATTATCGTCACCACCATTATTTCCACCATTATCGCTTCCGTTTGTAGTGTCCCCGGATGATGATACTTCACCTGTAAGCTGAGCTAGTATATTCTTATCGACACCTTCTAGTTCTGCCATAATTATATGAATTTAGCGATTATTGAATTTGCATCAATGATAAGATATTTCTCGCTGTTATGAACAAAATCGTAAAAACGGTATGTAGGATTAAACATGACTCTGTCCATTAGCTTAACACTAATTGCATGATTTCTTGTAAATACACCATAAGCCACTACATAACCCTGAAATGGATGGTCATCCCATGCATCAGCAGAAAGGTCTGCCTTATTAGCATAGTTCAGGTCTAACCCACTCTTAGGTTTAATCTCAATCTGTTTTAGAACCACAATGTCCGGCCCAAACATTAAGTCGGATATTGCCGTCAATTCAGTCGGATTTGATTCTGGAACAATGATTTGCTCCTGCTCCTGTTCTAGATTTTGTTCTTTTAATTCACTCATAACCTTATAGTTTAAATTATGTTGCTAATATACAATTTAATCTTTAATATGTTCCTTACTGCGAGTAGTTTTTACGCTTATTGGTTCACTTGTATTTTTTAGAATGGCATCAAGCTTTAGTCTTATTGCTTCCAACTGAGAGTTTACGACAGATTGTCTTTGCTGCTCTTTAAGGTAAGCCATTTCAATAAACCTTTCAGTTTCAATCTTTTTATTCTCAATTCCAATTTTTGCCCTATCGATTTCGTTATCATTACCAATTTTCTGACTTTCATTCTCCAGTTGTTTATACTTAACTTCAAATTCACGCCTCATTTTTTCTGCTTCGACGTTAAGCTTCGTTTGTTCTATCTGAATATCGTACTGCTTCAACATCTTTTCAATCTCACCTTTAAGCTTTATTATTTCAGCCTCTTGTTTGGCCTTGTTATTATCGATTGCCATTTGGTTCTGCGTAATTTTTTGCTCATACTCATCAATAAGCGTCATCAACTTACTATCCATTTCTCTAAAACTATCAGAGGTAAGGATTGCACTTACTGCTGAAATAGGCATTCTATTTGACATTACACCCTGTATGGCTAACTGTTTATACAGCTCCCTTACGCTCTCATCGGTTAACGATTTGTTGATTACGATTTTAACGGTTCTATCCTCGAACTCGGCAAGGTCAATCTCTTCTACCATGTAACCCATCTTGCTATCCTCGTAGTCAATATACACCTTTTGAGCATCGGTATACCTAATGAGCAGATTGACGTAATGCTCCAATGCTTTTACGTAGATTAGTTCGTGTGTTTGGTATATTGATTCCACTATTGATAGCGTCTGATTGATAGCAGCCATCGTGGTACCTTTCAGGTCGTATTGCTCCATCATTGCCAATGACTGTCTTGTTACCCCGGTGACCAACTCAAAATGACGCTCTAACGACTCATCAATATTCAGAAGCGTAACGATACTCTGCGATAGGGTATCATCATAGTTTTGGAACTGATTAAATGTAGCAGGACGACCATTCTTCATCGATTGAATCCATGCAGTCCCCTGTTTTCTTAAAAACATCCATTCGTCCCTTGTCATTCCACCGGGTCGCTGTGAGTCGTCCATTATCATTCCCTTTACGCCAGATAACGTAATGAGCAACTCCATTTTCATGTTGATGATGGTTGACAACTCAACGCTATCCTTTGTTTCGAGTACTAGTGAGTAAGGCTTACGGAACTTTTTATCAAACACCAAGCCGATTACTGGAAGCTTTGGATCAATGTAAGAATCATCATACCTTACAACATCAGTTATCTTTCTAGGTCTTACAATAAACATGTCGTCCAACATCACCGCTTCGTAAATAACATAAAACGGTAACTCCTTCACCTTTATCCCTTTCTTGATAAGCTTGCTCTTTTCGTTTTCCTTAATCATGTGGATATGAGGCGAATCAGGATTGTACTTATTCGGATAATACGCGAACAACTTTTTCTCCTTCTCCTTCCAGAATATATGCTTTATTGTATATGTACCCATCTCGCCAATGGTATTCGGATAAGCGTACCCGGATACATAGGCAGCTTCTGTTTTTCCTGCTATTTCATACTTGTCGATTAATGCTTTCACGGCACCATTTATCTCGTAACGCTCTTCCAGCTCTCTTGCTGTGTAATGCCTTAGTAGTACCACCCAATCACCATCCTGCACCCATGTGTTGGATGTCATAGGGTATATAACATCAAGCGGTGATACCGCTTCAAATACAGGTTCGTTTGAGTTTCCCGTTATATCAACATAGTAGTACTCTGCGCCAATGGCAGTTTTTAACGCATAGTCAAATGCAATTGACTTCTCGTTTTCGAACTCTTTTTTATGGATATGTGAACGCAGCAGTACATCAACCTTCTTTTCTAGCTCGTCAATATACTCCTTACGAATTTTCTCCTCGATATTTTTCTTAATATCCTTGTAGTACTTGTTTTTGGCAAGTACGTACTGACTCTTTCTCGATGCTTCGGATATCAAATATTCCAGCTGCTGTTTCAATGCATTTGCAGCATATACTTTGACCGCGCTTTCAGGATAACCTTGCTCGATATAAGATTGCGATATTTGCTCGAGATACTGTGATGAGTTGAGGTTTATATCATCGATTTGAGCGTATTCGGGAACGGTTTGTTCAATTACTTCTTGGACAGCATTCAGGTATTCAATGTTTACTACTCTCTTAATCTTTTTAATCTTTTCCACTATCGACTCTCTATCCGCTAGTTTAATTGATAGTGGTATGCGTCTTACAAGTTCTCTTGATTTAAGGTAACGTAACCTAGGAGTTAAACGGTCAATCCTTCTTTGTTTTCCCGGAAGTACATACTTTTTATCCTTGCCAAATTTACGCAGGTAATCCAACGCATCTTCACTGAGCCCATTATTGTAGAACTCTAATGATTTATTATATACTTCCGAAGGGATGGTAAATTCATTTGCTGCATTAGCTATGTTAATCGCATTCTGCTCATAAGTTGTATATTTCATACCTAGTAGTTGTGTCGTATTATACCGTTCTCATCCTCTATATACTCAAAGAAGCTAGAGATGTCGTCTTCATCCATTACGATTGCATTAGATAACCTAGCCTTTTCTTCTTCTAGCATCACTATACATAGTGCCGAAGAAATTGTTTCGTCGCAGTTATAGTTTTTATCAAGCCTAAAATTAATATACGACTTAATCTGCGCCTCGTTAAAAAGGTTATCTATCTGCGCAAAGTTATTATCAATTAAGAAATCCCTAAATGCTTTTAACCAATAAATCTTAGTATTAGGGTCTATACCATACTTGTTTTGCGTCTTTGATAGTTTAACCCAGTTCGAAATTACGAAATCAGGACGAACTGCCAAATAATCCTGCATATTATTTTGCTCGTAGTAATGGAATATACGCAGGTTTGAGTACTCGATAAGGTTCTTCGTGTTGTACGCAACATTCATTCGCATCACGAGGTCATAGAAGTATACGGCCCCGCCCATCTCCTCGGTCGGTCGTCCTATAAGTCTGCATACAAATTTACCATATCCGGGAGAATTCTTATGAAATCCTTTTATCACATGGCTTGAACCGAGTGATGTACTATTCGGAGCCTCATCTTTATCGTATGAGTCGGTTCCCTGTTTATACAAACCATCAGGAGTCCTCTTAACCTTTAGTATCTCATCAAACTCCTCGTACGGGTCCTCTAACTTCCAGAACCACTTCATTCCAAACGCATCAGGTTCAATGGTCCAGTATACACCCTTACGTTTATCAGCGGGGTCTTTCCACATCCAGTTCCCTTCGAATCCCAATTGCAAGCTTCTATGATTTGCTAACATCTGTAGACGCTCATTCAACTTCATGATAATACTTTCGCCGAAATAACCACCGCCTGAAATCATAAACATTTCCGATGGCTTATTTGGCTGCTGTGTTATCATGCGATACTTCTTTTTTGCATCCTTTATGTTATCTATCTCCTGCTTTAACGCTGCTATGCTTTCAGCTTTTTTAGAGTTACCCTCATCATCAAGTATCATATACTTCCAAGCAGGAGTGAAATGTGCAATCTTTCCACCGTCATTCTCCTCGTAAATATTATCAAACTCCAACAGGTTAAACTCCCGTGGATTGTAAAACATCTTTTTAATATCCTCAACCGAGGTGTCCATATCACCGCCAGTGGCAATGTAGTACGACCATCCTGTTTTTTGGTTCTCAGCGTACTGTGATGCCTTGATATACTCAGCCGTTTCTATAAGCATATTCATTTTCCAGATACCAGCCTCTTCGTATACCGTAAATAATGGTGACAAACGCGATGCCACCTGAGGATTATCCTTTGCTGTTAACGCGTAAATGTTGCTTTGAAATCCATTTACGCGCTGTATCTTTTTCCCATTCGGAAGCAGTACCGTTTCTGTGTACGATGCCTTTATATGCTCAGTTGTTTTATTCGGAGAACGGTGCTTATAGAACTCGGTATCCACCAATAGGTCTAGTCCTCGCACCGTGTTAAGCATCGTGTGTTCCGAGTACTTTGTTTCACCTGCAATTACCAGTAATTGACATCCGGGAACGAATGTAAAAAACCATCCTAATACTGCGCTTATCCATTCGGAGTAACCCTTTTGCCTTGCCTTAGCCTCTAGATTATCCTTATTATCTCTCAATGCTTTTTCAAGCGTAATCGCTTTCTCGTAGTCAAGGTCAGTAAACCTTGGTTTAATAATACCCTTTACCTTTCTCTGATGGTCATACCCATAAATATTCCAAAAGTTAAGATACCAGTAATGCTTCCCTGTTATATGCACCGCCCTGTCCTTTATCCATATACCGTAGTCTCTTAGATATACGTGTCGTTTGTCTTTGGTCCATATTGCGTTAACACCATCAACGAATATTTCCCCATCGCCCGGAACAACGGTATCGGGTACACGGTATCCGTGTATACACCTGCGAGCTTGCTCCAACCACCACTTTTTGTACAGAGGCGATTCTTTTGGAGGCATATCGTTTTCGTACACCACCGGGGAAAACTTCTTTGTGTTAACAAATAACATTACTACCTGTAATTTATATAAATAAGCGTATCTACTACTGCGTTTGGATTATCGAGCTTTATCCTAATCTTTGTTGTCCATTTCTTCCAGAAGTATAACTTTTTAAATCTTATCTCACTCCAGTCGTCATGGTACTTGGTTCTGATTATTGCCATGTTCACCTTGTCACTGTAAATGTATTTAAGACTGTTTTCACCGTTGACTGCAACCATTGATAAGTTTAAAAATCCATCATTGTAATTTACCATGCAGCTATCATTATATACGTACACCTGTTTATCCTTGTAAATCGTGTCAACTTTTGCCACATAGCTTGTACCAATAACCTTCTCCAAATCTCTTAGTTCCTTTTTTTTCAAATCCAACGCTTTTATTAACTCCAGCTCTTTTTGCGATGATTTAGACAGTAGTTCTTCCTTTACACGCAAAAGCTCTTTCAAGTTTCTGATTGTGCTGTTAAAAACACGTGCCTCATCGTTTCGCAGTTCCTGTGAATAAAGCAATTCATTCTTTACGTTTATTAGCTGCTCCTTGTAGTTCTTCGCTTTTTTGTATGTTGTGAAGCTGGCAATTATCGCTATTGCCAAAAGGAGCAGAATAAGAATCATCTTAATGTTCTTAATGATTAATAGAATCTGTTTCATCACATTAGGGATTTAAGGTTCATATAATAGTTAGTGTTGGCAATGGCATTGTATAACTGCATTGCCTTATGAATATCTTCTGCTGTCCAATGCTTTTCTTCCGTTAAATCATCGGGAAGCTCATTGAAAAAGTCGGTAAGCATAGTTAAGTACTTAGCCTTTCTAACCTCTTTTTTCGTTACCTTGTTACCCATTAAACGATTTAACGAAATCTTTGAAATTATACTTCCACTTGTATAATTTACCGAGTATCGAAATTCCAATAGATTCAGCATAGCTCATTTTTTTGTAAAGTTTATTATCCTCTATTACTTTTCTCAGTATCCTTGGAAGAGCAATCATCTCCTCGTATCTGTACCGTTTTAGTTTAATGGTGTAATGTGTACCATTAATCTCGGTTAACTTTTTACGCACATCCGTATACTCATCATACAAATTTTTATTTTGCCTCTTAATGGTATTTAGCCTTTCTTCAAACTCCTCAACACTATTTATATCTTTTACCTGAGCAAGGTAAATTTCATTCACTAAGCTGCTAAACCGATTTGAACTAATAGCACTAATAACACCCATGAACTCATCGTCAATGATTTTCATGTTTTGCATGGCAATCGCAGCAACATCACCACTTGTAACCTGTCTGATTGCATTATACGTCGTGTATAACACAATCGCTTTTTCTAAGTTCACCTTCATTAGCAATCCTTCATATTGCTGAATGGTTCGTAATTTTTAATTATCTGGTATGCCATCGTAATTAACAGGTTGTTAACCGTGATGGCATCCCTAAAAATGTTCTTATCCGCTGGGTCAATCCCCTCAGCAACCAAAGAATCGTAATAAGCATTGTTTACATCTAGAATCTCCTGCAAGTAATCAATGCTTATCGTATTAGTCTTTATTAGGCCATTAAGCCGTTCATCAATATTCTTAACAGCTATAAGGTCGTATGAATTAGACATATCCCGTTCTTCTTTACTACGGTATACGCTTATTGATACGTAACCTGTTGAGGGTTCAACATAATTAATCTTGTAGTACTTTCCAGTGGTTTCATCAAGTAGTGCCATGGTTTACTGTTTTAATGAAACAAATATAGCATAATAAGTGGTACCATCATAAATAAATACAAACTCGGCCACATCCCCCTTCGCAAGGGTAACTATTGCCGATGATAGTGAATAGGAACCATTATTATTCCACATATAGGGAAAGTCGTTCGTGTTCTGATCTGAAAAGTTAGTGTTGCGGCCCCAAATGGCAACCGAGTTACTTGCGCCAACGTAGGCCATCTTCATAGTTATGGCAAACTTCTCCGTTTTGCCAAGCCCAAGCTGATCCCTAAAGAAGGTGTGCTGTGGCATAATCACCGGAGCACTTGAGCCCGACGCTCCGGTAAAAAGCACGGTTTGGCACGTAACGTCGTTTACCTGAGTTGACGACCCAACCGTAACCAGCTTGCACTTTGAGCCCCACCACTGGCCGCGAAACTTCATCAAGTCGTCCTCAAAATGTATACCACCGCCAAGCCCAGCTATTTTCATTTTACCGTACATCTCTAAAAAGTAGGCCGCGGATGTGTTCAGGTACATGTACTTTTGTGCGCCGTAAAAGATGGCAAGGCCGTCGACGCCTAACATATTACCTGTTTCGTACTGCGTATAATCGAGCTTCGCTAGAGGAAAACCTGTATAGAAATTCCCTAGATACACCGAGCCATTATTATATACTATTATAGGTTCTCCTATGGAATATCCTGATTGGTCATCTTCATATTCTATGTACGAGTAATCAAACATAGTGTAGTCAAATCTTAGCTTATAGTTTCCAGCATTTATATAACCAAGATTTTTTTGGAAATAATCGTTATAGCTAAAATTAGTTTCAGGCGGATTTGTCATTAGCTGACTTACAACTGTGGAGTATGTACTAAGTTGTCTTATTACATTATTATTGGTATCGCAAAGATAAATTACAACTGTCATTTGGAAACCGACAAAATCTATTCCATTTGTGCTACCAATATATCTCCAATATGATGTTAGCGTATATGTTCCTGGATTGGTTGCGTTAAAGTCTACATAAACAGTTTCAATATTTATTCCTGTATTTATTGCTTTTGATATACTATATGGTATATTAATGGAACCCGATATAGGACTTAAAAGTTGACTCAACGATGGTATTTTGTTAACTGAAATATTTATCTTGCTCTCTCCATTTTCCTTAGCCTTAATGGTCTGTGAAACCGGGTCAATGATAAGTTCTTTAGTTCCAATAATCGATTTAAGCAATTCATCACTTATCTCCCAACTGCCTATGTACCCTTTCTTTGCATACATTGTGCCATCCTGCTGTACCCTGAATGGAGCGACTGAACGACCGGTAAACGTATTCCCTGCCCAAATCCTAACCGAACTATCAGCGGAACCCTCTCCGGTTATTCCAGCTTTTACGGTGTAATCACCATCATTTCCCTGCCCGACCTGTATTGTTCCTGATGATACAAGACCGCCATCAATAATGGTTTTCAACGAACCGTAATCAAGACCCTGTGTTGGGTTAAGGTATAGCCATGCTATCTCCTCATCGGTAAGTGCCTTGTTGTAGAAACGCAACTCATCTATATACCCATTGAAGCGGTAAGCGGTTTCACTGTTACCATCCGTACCAATCATAAATTTTGTTCCGCTTCCAAACTTTATGTTATCAAGTACTACATCAACAATATTACCATTGATATACAGTTTTGAGTACCCACTTGCTCCAGTCTTCTGAACGAACGTTAGGTGATACCACCTATTCGTTTCTATTTGAAACGCGCTTGAAGTTAGGCTTGCTGAATCTGATGTTCTTGCTACAATTGCTCTCGCATAATTAGTTGGCGTAGAATATACGATATAAACCCTTGGAGTAAAAGGCATTGAAAATAGCCCACATATAGTTTGACCGGAAGCAAACCCAGTAAACTTAAACCATAAGCTAATTGTTAGCTCAGGTATTCTGAAATAGTTAGAATCATCTATATACAGGTAACCATTGTTGGTGTCATTAATATCAAAGAATAAGCATTTACCCTTTATATCTGATGCCACCTGACTTATTGACCTTGTTCCATATTTGGTTAGTCCTTTTCCATTTCCGGAATCATCAAACAGCATATTCTTGTCAAAGGTGTAGAACGCCTTTAAGTTAGCGTCTGATGGCTTAACCGGAATGGTTGAAACTTTTGCAGCGGAAAGTAGTGAGTACACCGATGGCTCCTGCCCATTCATCTCATATATACCGACTCCATATATTTGTACTTTTGAATTAATAGTACAACTATGTGGTCGAATTACTCTAACCGATATTGAGTTTACATTCGCATCGTACCATTTAAATTCTACATAATGCGACGTGAATGATAATCTTTTTTTTGTTAATGGGTCATATATTCCTGATAAACCAATACCCGAACCAGCGTAATCCTTACTGTGTACAATACCGGTAAGTAGTAACCACCTATTTTGTGGCAGCTTATAGTTATAAGCATCACCTATAAAGTATGGATTGCTATCCATAGAACCGGTATTAAGGTTAATTACCTTATTCGATGTTGGTGTTAATCCATAATAAACTGCAACATTGCCTGCGTCAAGAATTTTTACCCATGCATAAAATACATATGATTTGTTCGGGTCAACCCTTACATACCTTGTAGTATTAAAACCGCCTCCACTTCCGGCATCCGCAGCAGCTGTATTGCTCTCCCATACCTTATCCATTGTGCCAAATGGAGTCTCTGCCAATACAATGGCATTCTCAGCAGCATCTCCATATATTCCGGTAGCGAAATTAGTATAGGCTGCCGACGTAATCGGATAGTTGCATAGCTGTAGCTGTTGCCAATCAAGAAAGTTACCGCCATTCTTAGCGACCCTTCTGGCTTGTTCCGCAATCGAGTTAAGTAGGTTTTGCCGCTCAAGGTAGTAAGTATTGAATTTTGACCTGAACGTAGGCCCATCAATGGTACTATCCGTGTTTAGGTTTGATAGCAATGGTGTTATGTACGTATTAAGCGCGTTATAAGCATTGGTGTATGCAGTTGTACTAACATCGTAGTAGGGATACGCTTGGTCAAGTATCTTCTGCTTCTCATTGACAATATCATCCCATTCGCGTTTTACGGCTTGCTTTTCGATTGGACTTAGTATGTTATCACTTGCAATATTAGTTAACTGTGTTAATGCAGTATTAGCATTTGTTAAAGCAGTATTCGCAGTATTCTGGGCATTAGTAGCAGCGGTTTGAGCACTATTAGCTGTTGATTGAGCAATATCAGCAAGTGCCTTAGCTTTTGCCGCTATTGCATTCAGTAGTGCGGTTCTCGCATCGTAATATTCTCTGAACTTTAGCCTGAACGTTGAACCAGTTATGCTAGTGTTGGTTCCAAGGTTGGCGTCCGAAATCCAACTCGGCACCCCCGAACTCCATGTAGTGCCATTGTTAAGGTAGTCGGCAAGGGCTTGAAATTTGGTGCCATAGGTAGCCTTTTCCGTGGTTATCCCAAATGCGACGGCCTGTGAATCATTTACCGGTTTCTCGGCTGCGATAATATCCCACTCCCTTCTAACATTGCTCTTTTCAACCGGTGTTAGCTTATTGTCATTTGCAATTTCTGCTAGTAATGTATTTGCCGTATTAGCCGATGCCTGAGCATTATTCGCCGTGGTTTGAGCATTATCTGCTGCTATTTGAGCGTTATCAGCGGCCATTTGGGCTGCATCGGCTAGCTGTTTTACCTTGTCATATATAGCATTTAGCAGAGCTGTCTTAGCGGTATAGAAGTTTCTCCAATTTGTTCTGTAGGTTGAACCAACAATATTTGTATTGATTCCAATATTGCTATCGTTTAACCATAAAGGAACACCACTACTCCATGTGGTTCCGCCGTTAAGGTAGTCAGCAAGGGTTTGAAAACTATTATTGTAATTCGTTTTCTCCGTGGTAATGCCAAAAACATCGGCCTGAGCGTTTATACCTGCTCGCTCTGCCTCTATCGTTTCCCATTCTAACCGTTGCGATGGCTTCTCTGACGCATCTAACACGTTATCGCTAGTAATGTCGTCTAACCGCGAAAATACATTATTATTGATAGCTATCCTTAACGCGTTTGCCTCGTAGTAATACTGGTTGATGTTGCTATTGAATACCATTCTTTCTATGGTAGTATTATCTTGATAGTTATTATCATCTATCCATAACGGGTAACCGCTACTCCAAGTATTTCCACCATTAAGATAATTTGCTAATGTAGTAAAGGCATTATCATAATCTGTAACAGAAACTCCAACACTCTCAGAATGACTTCTAAGACTTGTTTTTTCGCTCACTATCCTATCCCACTCGGTCCTTAACGCTATTTTTTCCGATGGCGTAAGTACTGAATCATCAGCAATATCCCTTACTGCACTATTCGCAATGTAGGCAATGGTGTTGAGCAGAACTATTTTGCTATTGTAGTAATCCTTAAACACCTCAATCAGAGCTTCTCCACCCGATTTGCTAGAATATATCAACGATGTAATATCGCTATCATTATCAATGTCGTAAAGAATGTTTGGCGTCGTTCCGGGAGTCCATGGAGCATTTGTGTTTAAAAATGTACCAAGGTTTATGTATGCTGTTACATAATCACTGCTGCTTATTCCATTGGCAATGGCATAATTTTTATACACATCAACTTCATTTACTATTGTTGTCCATTCGCGGTTAAGTGATTTCTTTTCTGCCCTACTGATTATATTATCATTGGCCATTGCATCAATATCCTCAATCGCTTTTTGCGCTTGCTGAATGGCATCCTGCACCGTCGATTGAACATCTTGTAACCCATACTCAAGCGTAAATGGAATAAGTCCGTAGGCATCCTTCTTTTCGGTGTAGTACAAATCTATACTGTCCTTTAAATCCTGAACAGTAAAATCATTTTGCACGGAAAATACGTAATCGCTTGCGGGATTCTGGGATAGGTATGTGAGTATGGTATTCAGCTTATCCTGAATATCGTTAAACGCATTAGTATAATCGGTGAAGGTTTGGCTCCCGAGTTGACCAAGTATCTCCAAGTGGGTTTCAATGGTATTGTAATCCTTCGTTATGTTATCGGATATTGTCTGCAATACATTTGCTTCGCTCTGGCTAACCGTACCATCCTCTAGTAACTTATTCATTTTTGCAATTACTTCCTCGGCTTGTAATGGTATCAATGACATGTTAACCATCAGCTCTGCGCTTATATCCGATAGGTCATCGGCAGTCGTCTTTACAGTAAGATTTATCTGTTCGATGACATTCTTTCTTTCCGTAAAATAGGTGTCAAACTTAGTATCAAAAACCTCTCTGGTTATTGCCGTTGTATCATTGGTGTCATTGATAATTGTGAGTAGATAACTTGCTAAATCGTCGTATGCCTGTGTATAACTAGTTGTATCAATGCTATAGCTCTGCGCATGATTTATATCGCTGTTGTAGTCAGCCGTTATTTCATTCAATATTCGCTCTAACTCCCGCTTTTCACTTTTGGTTACATACGCATCCGATGATATTTCACTTACTGTATTCTTTGTGAGCTGCAACTCATTATTCACGGAAATAGCATAGTTATTAACGCCAACAGCAAACTTGTACACGTTATTTACAGATGTATTGATGGCAACACGGATTGCATCAAGCAATATATTCAGCTTATCCCAAAAGTCATTAAAAATATTCTCATAGGTAGTTCTATCAATAGTCGTTGGGGTGTTAATGTTGTCATCATTAATTATGTACGGGTAACCAACTGTATAGGATTGATTATTGTTTAGATAGTATGCCAAATTGTAAAACGCATTTAGCATATCATCCTTCTCTTCAATGATATTGAAATACTCTGCATTACTTTTCGCAATATCCTTATCATTTACAAGTTTATTCCATGTTATCCTTAGTGCGCGTTTCTCTTTTACATCAATAAGACCATCATCTATTATGCTGTTCACCACCCCGGATAGTTGCGATATATCACTGCTTATGGTATCTATATCCTGCAAGGCATTTTGCAGGTCATTATTAATGGCACTTATGTTGCTATTCGCATCACCAATATTTTGCGAATTGATATTAATCTGACTTAATAGGTCTGAAATGGTATACCCTTTCTGTTCATCTATAATGCTATCTTTCGAAATGATAAAGTACCCCTTCATGTAGGCAACATCAGATACCAACGCTTTACCTACAACCGATTTACCATGAAAATCTTGGTTTCCAAAATCACCTATTCGTACAACATCATATACGTTTAGCCTATCCGTGTAAAGGGTGTGTTGACCGGATTCGTCATACACTCCAAATCCACTACCTTCCAACTTGCAGTCAAGCTCAAATGCCAATCCTATGACCTTGGCATCGTAAATTAATTCCGGTCCGCTCTGTTTGAGTACGTACCTTGCCTTGCCAAGCAGGTAAACCTTTCCATTTTCAAGCGTTACTAACGAGTACTCCTTGTCAAGCTCGACCTCATCATCGAGGAGTACCTTCCTGAGAGCGAGCTTAAAGTTTTCATCGATAAGAAACTCTCCACTTATCTTATCCTTTAAAAACTTTGGTATTTCCCCTGTAGCGGATACAAGCCCTATTTCCTGTAATACTCTTTTTACCGGTTCCGTGTAAATGTCAACCTTTAACCCATACACACTGGCAATCTTTTCCAGTATGATAGGGTCTATTGCTCGTATGTAGTCAACCACTTCCTGAACTCGCACAGATTCTTCCTCAACCGCTTTAGGAGTAGGTATATCACCAATGCTCTGCGCTTCAACGATAGGTTCATCGACTGATTGTTCTTCCTGTGAAACGGCCTCAACACTCAACGGTTCTTCACTACTACTGGAAATAGGTTCCCCGGTCGGGGTTACCGACTGACCGTTTATATACTCATCGTCCGAGTATATCTCTACCCTAATTTCGTCTCCATTATCTGACATGAATCTTTAAGGTCTTTTAGGATGTTCATCACGTTCTCTTCCTGTCCGGCAACAGCGTTATAGATTAACCCCTTATAGATTATGTATAACGTGTATAGCTCATCGATGTAAACGTCATCATAGGTCTTGCGAGGCATTGTTGATACCAATAGCATACGGTATATCTCATTTCTCACATCGCGCGCAAATAGTCGCACTGCAACATCCGACTCGCCGTCAACGGTTAATGTGAACTTGAATATGCCATCTACAAGTCCCTCTGAGAATGGATACGATGGATTACCGCCATCGGTAACGGTTATGTCGACTGCATTCAACTCAACAGTATCTGTATTTACCACATTGATACTATCGGCATCAATATAGCTTAACGGTGTATTTTCCTCTATGCAATAGGATATTCCAATGGTACCTGACGTTACAACACTATCAATGGTCACTATAACCTTTTGGTAGTCGGAACTGTATTTAACGTTACTAATTTTTGCCATAGATTTCAGCCTTTATCTTATTGTAATCTTCCTCTATCTCCTTGATGAAGTTCATCTTTATGCCACTCATAGCTCGGTTGATGTGTTCTCTTGCTTGCTCGGGCTTGATGGTGTACTCAAATATAATGCTTTTATTCATATCGACAATCTGTCTATACAACTCCTTTAAGATATGCGTATTGATTATTGTAATTACCTCAATCTCGCCTAGTATTGTCAGCCCGATGATATTATCCCGGAAGTAAGAAATATATGATTCCGTTTCCTCGCATATCTTCTTTTCAACATACTTACGATTTTCGTCCACGTGGTTATGCTGCAACACATCGTACACGAATATGTAGTTTCTGCTTGCAATATAATCAAAGATTACTTCACACAGCTGAATGCACATCTCGTAGTTTATGGATTTACTAGTCGTTTCAAACTCCCTTAATACGTATGCCCTCAGCAGACTCCTATCTTTACTTATCTCGTCAATCCTATGTAAAAGCATGTTTAAATTCACATTAAACTTTGCCAACTCTTCAAACCCGTTATGGGTCATGGCCTCAAAATCCTGCCGTATCTTTTTGCTTAATGATTTTTCAAGTCTTGCCTTATTCCAGTCCTGAATGATTCTAAGGACCATGTAAATAATTGCAAGTATTAAAACGGTCGGAACAATATCGTAAAAGGAGTCAATATCCTTGAAGTTGATATTAATTGGGAAAAAATCCATTGCTAAAGGCATTAGATATCGCTAGGTTCTTTAAATATATCATCCTCATAAAGCACGAAGCTTAACTCCTTCATTATTTCAGGATTCTCAAATATTTTAATATCCTTATTTCCAATTGTTCCAAACTTCTTTTTCCGCTCGGACATCACCACCTCTTCCATCTTTTTCAGATAATTGATGAGTTCGTTTGACATTTTGATGGCATTCTGCTTCTCTGCCATGTTATCAAACTCCATCCTTACCTTTTTTCTGGGCGGATACCCCTCTTTCACAAGTTCATTTGGTGTATCTAACTCTACGTACGCGTACTTTTTATATGGTATTTTCGATAGGTTTTCTAGGTAGCTATCAATATCTTGCTTCACGTTATTATACATCTGCTCCATCTTGGGCATTTGAAGCTTTATGAATAGCTCGGTTGCTTTCACAAAATCATCGTTTTCCACGAACTGCTTGCGGTACTTCTGCTCAATATGGTAGGAGAATACACGGTCAATACGCTCCGCAATCGGCAGCTCAGTCATGTACGTTATGTCATCGAAATCACCCACCCCACTATATGTTTTATATACATAGTAGAGGTAAATGATATAGTTTCCAAGGGATTCCTTACCGTACTTATTGTAAATGTTTCTGAACTCCGGGGCAAGGATAAGACGCTTAGATGCATAAATGTTACCATCCTTTGTGAATATTAGGTCGGTCATAGCTACTTCACGATTATCTTTTTGACTCCCTTCTTGTAGTCATTACCATTTTTCTTGATGGTAGTATCCTCAACGATAGGAATAAGCTCGCGTGAATGGAATTCAGCGTTAACCATTTTTCCTTCCGAGGTCATCCACCGGCATATAACACCAGTTAGTATCTGTTTGGATTTAGTGAAGCAATGATGAGCAGAGTTGTAGTAGGCCCCTTCCTCATTAGAGTCACAGGTTATTACCGCGTAGCGATAACATAATCGCTCTACGGTCATCACTATATCCTTATTCGATACGTGATGAACCTTCATGCCAGGCCTTAGCCATATCTTTACTTCACTCATACCGTTTTATTTTACTTAGCTGTTTCCTCAACCTAACCTTTTTATATACACCATCGCCATCACGTCCACCGCTTCCGCCAGTGTTGCCCTCAATGGTTAACACGGAAAACCCCCTATCCTCTAAAACAATACCAACATGCGCTATACGTCCAAGCCGGGTGTAGTATAACCCAAATATATCACCTTTTTTTAATTTATTGCTCTGTATGTACTCATATCCGTAAACATTTTTGCCTACAAATAGCGATGGCGACCATGCGCTGTTTGGTTTATCAACACCGCATGAACGCAAACAGTACGAAACAAAAGCGGCGCACCAAGATGACCCGTACGGAACGGGCTTATCAAGTGCGTCGATAAATATCCTTATTTCAGGAGAGTCGTTGTAGCCTAATGTTTCTTTTATTCCTTCAAATGATAATGCTTTTTGCGTTACGCACTCTGTTATATTATTTTGACCGAAAGAATAAACATTAATACAAAGAAACAAAATAGTAATAGCGATACGTACCATGATTCTTTTTTTGAAAGTCCTGATTCCTCAACATCATTTTGGCCGTCCAATGCCCTTATGATTGTCTTATACGCCTTCGGGAATACGATGGCTAACATAATTAAGGACATTAGCACCGACACTATTAAAACAATTAGGCCGAAAAGAATGGGTGTCATCGGAGTCCACACATTCATTTCGGCCTGAGGGTCGTAGTATTTCGTGAATGTTCCAAAAATATACCATACTGCGACCAGTACAATTAGTAACACAAAGCTGTCTAGGGTTTTTACTATGAATTCTACCCATTTCTTTGGTTTGTTCCAAAAATTTCTTTCACTGCTCATAGTTAAATGTATTTACGTTAGACATAGAATAATGTTAACAATTTTTTTTAATAATGCAAATATATTACTAAATAATATGTAATTCCATAATTATTTCACTTTTTTAATAGTAATTAGTTAGGAGCAAACATTTATCGCTCTCTTGACGCTCGCTTTAAAGTTTGCAGGGAGAGAAGGGAGAAAACATCACAAGCTGTATTGCCTGTTTAGTCAAAAAAGAGAAAAGAAAACCCCCCAAAAGAAAAGAGAAAAAAGATACAAGGAATTGATTTGAGGAGAAGGAATGGAAGGTAATCTCATAAAAACATTTACCTGTTCCAACCGGGCTCTCTCAACCGGAGTTTGGAATGCCTCACTCAAAACAATGTTCAATGGTCCTTCCACCGCATTGCTTCGGCAAACGGAATAAAATACCCCATTACGAGATGTAACAGGGTATTAGGGGAAGTGGTACGGTGCGAAAGGGAATAAAGGAGCTTGACGCAATGTCAACAATGCAAATATAACACTTATTTTAATTTTCGCAATACCTAGTTCATATTTATTGAGTAGGAAAAATAGTTATACTCATCCACCTCGTTGTAATGTTGCTTTTTACCCCTTCCGGTAACCATGGTAAACATCTTGCACGCAAGCCTTAGGTTGAAGGTAAATGAAAAGAAATGAAATGCACCAATGGAACCGTAATCACCGGCCAGCCTATCAATGCTCTTATCAATCCTGTCCAACGTAAACGTTACATCCATAAGCTTAAACTGCACCATACGTCACAAGTTTTTAATCGTTAAAACGGTAAATCATCATCCGTATCGCCGGGGTATATATCGGAGGAACTCTCTTCTTTTATACTTCCATAATACCAATCTAAATGCTCATCAATATCGTCTTTCTTTGGCACACCATACTCGTTAATCATTGCCCTTATATGGTGTAGGTTGACAATCTTGTTATTTTCGTTTACATAATACGGCTTGCCATCCTCGTCAAACTTCTCCTCTATTCCTAATGCCTCTAACGGTGAGAAGTAAAATCCTTCCTCGTACGGCCGAATGCTGTTCACCTTGGCGTAAACCGACGTAAACCTACCGTTCGTCTTACTAGTAAACGTAACATCGGCCACCACCAGTGTACCCGTCACAATGTCTTCCACATAGGTACCCTTATTCCCCCAGATAGTACCAAGAAAGCCTGCCGTATCACTATTCGCGTCAACGTCAATGAGCATTACCTCTGTTTTCATCACGGGTGAGCCCTTTAGCGTTATCATCTCCCGTGACCTCACTCCACCAAATATCATTTTAAGTAACATATAAAATCCCTCGTTATAGTTAAGTTAAATCCCAACGCCTCTATCACCTTTACAAAATCCTCAATATTCATGCGCGTTTCACCGTTCTCAAAACGCCTTATCGTTTCCACGTGTACCCCGGAAAGCTGGGCAAGCCGCTTCCGACTCACCCTTCTCTCCAAGCGTTCACTTTTAACGAACTTCCTTAAATGGTCAACGGTCAAAGCTGGCTTATTCACGTCCTGTACTACCATAGCCACCTGACCCCCTTTCAGTAACACTCAACTCATCTACCACCTCGAAGTCAGGATAGTAAGCCTTACACAGCACTAGCTGTCCACACCTGTCACCCACCTTGTAAGGAAATTCAGGATATACCAACTCACCCGCCTCATTTATCCCAATAGGCGTCGCACTGAACACCATCTTTAATTCACCCCGGTAGTCCGGGTCGATTATCCCTACTCCATTAGTCAGTACCCAGTTTTTAAATATCGCCAACGAGCTTCGCGCATATAACTCCACGTAATGCCCACGCTCAACTTCAACTGCTATCCCTGTATTGACCTCATAGCTGTTTTCACTTAACTGATTGATTTCCGACGCGTAAACATCAAAACCAACACTGTTCCGTGTAGCTATAAGTGGAAGCTTCGAGTTCTCTCTCAACAGCTTCACCTTTACCACTACTTTCCTTTCGCTTTTCTCTCCATGAGGATTTACCTCATATACCACTTTCTCTTCCATAATCATAAAATTTAAGTTAAACATTAATTTATCAATACAAATATACAACATTTTTGCTATCTAGACCTCGAGTAGACACCGCATTTTTGTACAAAGTTATTAACAACCCCATTCGACCACCATCAGCCACTCCAGTTCTTGACCCCATACCTTATACCCCCGTCTATCATACCCCCGGTACCTTGTACGCACGCCCTCTCTGGGTAACTCCCCGAATCCCGCCGGGTGCCACAAGTAATTTAAAGTCTAACTTAAAATTTAAAAAAAATGGATGAATTCAACTTGGCAAGGTATCGAGCCAAATTTGCTGACGAGTCCGTTAATACTGAACCGTTCCTTCTTTCTGAGGGAACTGTTAGGCTTACAAGGGCTCAAGAATTAAGGTATGTCATTAAAATTGGCAATACCAAATTCCAAACCGGCTTAGGAGACTTAAGTGACAGCCTGGGGTTAAATCTCCCAGACAGGATGTCTGTGGAGAAGGCGCAAGGCTCTTTAGCTCTAGTTAAGTGTCAAATAGTGAAAGGTGAATGGAAGCGAGCCTAGGAAAAAAGGGCAGGGGAAACCCTGTTCCTTTTTTTTTCGCCACTTGTGTGTATGCGCTAACTAAGTCTATTATATTTTTTTCTATATAAAAGTCCTATGCGTCATTCCCCATTATCGGAGCGCATAGTCAGGACGACCATGCAGTCCTGACTTACCTTTAGGAGTAAAGGTAAGCCGGAAGAAAGAACGCATGGCGGTCTATCG